TTAAGACTAGTCGTTTCTGTAGGGTAGGCAGTGATAATATTAGCAATCGCATTTCCTGCATCTGAAATCAACAACAATACATTGGCCTCGTCTGACGCAATTGTGTTTGCGTATATGTCATTGTATATGGTAATCAAATTACCTAATGCGTTTGCTGTTTGCAAATTATTAATAATAGCAACACAGTTTCCAATATTGTCAGCAACATTCTGGGTTGCTGGAGTTCCAAGAATATCAGTCAACAATATAGTTCCATTTACACCAGATCCCGTTGCTATACTATTTGCATAGTAGCTTACGTCTGCAGTTGGTAATGGAGCAGTCTGTTCCAGGATTGCCGGCAATCCTTTGTTGGTTTCAGCTGCCAAAAATGCCGCAGACAACTGTGGTACATTCATACGACCGATATTGGTAACTTGGTCAAATGAGCAGGATAATGCTTTGTTGACCAGTGCCAGTCCCGGTGTTGTCATCACACTTAGTCGCTCATAGCTTATACCAGCCTGGTCGCCGGCCACTGCAGGTAACAATGCACTATTGGGTGTGTATTGATTACCGGATCCAGTGTTGCCGGAAGTGTCACCTGTTACAGGACTGGCAGTGGATCCTGCAGTGACTGGATTTTCGCTTTGGCGTATTTCACAAGCCAGTGGACGGTCGATTGCTCTCACGGCAGCTTCTTCGTCGAGTATTAACTGACTCTGTTCGGGGGTTAAATTATCGTAGTCAACAGGTGGTTCCACCGGGGCAGTGATGTAAATAGCACGTGGGCCGTCTGCAGTTGGTGTTGTCAGCGATGGATAACTGTTGGGCAACATCACAGCAGGATTTAATAAGTCTGCCAATGTGTTGATGTTTGGAGTCCATACATCTAGGATTCTTAGTATATTTGCAAGTTCGTCACCGGTGACACCAAGCAATGCGTTATACATAAGTTTTTGCACAGTGTCAGTGACTATCACAGCAGGATCATTGAGATTGAGAATAATGTTATCAGGCACACCAGCTGTGCTCAATACTGAGATTAACGGACTAATGGTTCCAGCACGACGAGATATCTGTTGTATCAGTGCCAGCGGGGTTCCGTAATTGTCAAGATTGCCTAGATCAATGTATTGACCAGCATTGTACAAGTCATCGCCCATGGCTGCTGTGGCACGATTGATCTCAGTAAGGCCTGCTGTGACAAGATTGTCCATGCCAGTAAATGTAGGACCTAAATAATCGTTGGCGTTTACTGCGCTGTTGATAAAACTATTCACAGTTGAGCAATAACTATTTGCCTGAATAAAATTCTGTGCAAATATACTAAGATCAACGTTGCCCATGTACGCTTCTGCGGTCAGTGTAATAATACCGGACATTCCAGGATTACTCAATGTGGTTGACACAGGTGCTACGATGTTGGCCACTATAGAATCGGCCAGTGCAGGACAAGTGGTGTTGGCAAATGTTTGTAGTGACGCTATTGTTTCTGGTGTTAGATTTCCTGCAGTGGGTCCTGCGTTGCCAATGGCATTTATCAAAGGAGTCAACAACGCAGTTGAGTTATATGCATTAACATTGGCAGTTAAATTTGCAACAATAATGTAGCCTTGATTTTGAAATAAACCAGCGGCAGCTTGCAGTTGCAGTGGCGACAATGATCCGGACATTATCCTGCCCTTACATCAGGACTGCCGCCTACACGAGCATGTCCACATGTGTCAGCATCTCCTGTTCTAACAACAGGTTTGCCGCCGGCACGCACTGTGCCACTGCCGCCAGCAGTGCCTGCGGCAGCGTGTGGTGGATGTGGGTTGTATCTACGTTGAGGCCATGGTGCATGAGCCGAAACACTGGTACCGTCAACCACAATAGGTATGCCATTTACTCGCACAGATGCTACTCCTACACCGGCTGCTCCGCCCGATGAGTTTGTGTCACCCTGTCGTTGTACGTTTGGCATGTGTTTGTCCTTGTCTGTTATTTATCGCACAATAATGCCGGTGGTGCTTTGAATAAACTGATCAGCAAAGGCCTTATCTGTGGCTGCCACCACTGTGACTGTGCCCTTTGACAGTTTGATATCTTTGTCTGGACTCACTGTGAACAAATAAGGCATTAATCCAGGACCCTGGGCGCCCATGGCAATCACCATTGGGCGTGACAGTTTATAGTACACATCAGTTTCTTCAATTAATTTTCCAATTAACTCTTCACCGGACGTCAGTTTAAACGTCACTACTTCGCCTATTGAGGCGCCTTTATCAATTAACATATTATAATACTCCGTCGCTGTACCCAACAGCATTTTCTTGTTCAAATAACTTTTTAAGTTCTGTAAATCCGCCAACAAGTCGATCATCTAAAAATATTTGCGGCACTGTTCTAGCAGTTGGTACTGCTTCTAATAGTTGTTCTCGAGTCCAGTCTCTAGTCACGTTGCGTTCTTCAAACTCAATGCCCTTTTGCTTTAATAATGCCTTGGCTTGGTCGCAATAAGGGCACTGATCTTTACTCCATACTGTAGCTTTCATATTTTCCTCTTATAAATTTGGTAGTTCGTCGTAATCTAGCGTGTCACTCATGATGCCGATAACATAGTTAGTCGACTCGTTCTCTTGCAGTGCAGTTTGTTTGTTCGATGTGTTGACATGTTTGTTAAACCAAGGAATTGGTGTTGACTTAGGGGCAGGTGCAAGATACTTGATGCCAATTTCTTTTAATGCGGCAGCGGCTGTGTAGTCCACAAAGTCGCGCAGAATATTGGCATTGAGTCCAATCACAGGACCAAACTTGAACAGGTATTCTGCCCATTCTTTTTCCTCACGAATCACATCCATGTACAGTTGATACACTTCTGCTTCGCATTCGCCTTTGATGGCAGCAAAGCGTGGATCTTCTTTGACCACTTGATTAATCATCCAACCGGTCCACTCTTTGTGTAAGATTTCATCTTGCAGGATCAACTGAATGATATTGCCGTTGCCAATGAAGATCTTGTTCTCTACCATGGCTAGACTTGTGGCAAATGATACCATGAAGCGAAATGCTTCTAATGCGTAACTGGCATGCAAGGCCATCCAGATTGCTTTAATGTGTTCACGCTCGGGAAAGTCTTCTAATAGTTCTTTACGGCAGTTGATCATGTGTAGTCGATCATAGTACATGCCAACACTCGAAGCCATGTCCACAATCTCTTTGGTGTCGTGGATTGTGTTGAACATTTCCTTGGGCACATTGTAGATGTTGCGAATGATGTGACTGTAACTGCGACTATGAATGTTAGTTTCAAAGAACGTCCAGTTGTAGACCAATGCTTCTAGTTCTGGCAATGATACCACAGGCGTAAAGATTTGACTCGGGCCACGTCCTTGCAAACTGTCTAGTGCTGTTTGACGTAGTAAGTTGCTGGTAAAGATGTGCTTGACAGTATCCGACGCATCTTTAAAGTCTTGACTATCTTTGGTCAAAGAGATTTCCTCCGGTACCCAAAAGAATCCACGGGCCTCTTGCTCGTACTTGGCTAGTTTCTGATATTTAACCTCCTCAAATCGTTGGATGGTAACCGGACCTGCTGGGTCTAGAAACATCTTTCTATTGAGGTAGTCTGTTTTTGTTTTTAAATTGTATTGTTGTTGGCTCATTGTATTACCAGTGTCTGATTGTGTTGGCTATGATAAAGCCACAAGTTATAACATGTATTATAACCCAAAACGTTTTGAAGAACAAGGCTATTCGAGCTTCTCGAAGTGTTAGTATAGGCACATCCGGACGATCATGATCTGACTCGCCCATTAGATGGCCTGTGGCTCGTGCCCATATTTTTTCTAGACTGTTCACAGTTTACAGCTTTCGCAGTCTTCCTCTAGATCAAAATCAATTTCCTCCAGTGGAGCTGCCTCGTCGGTTTTTTGTTTTGATCCTTGCTTATTCACAAGGCTATAATAGAAGGTCTTAAGGCCCCAGTAGTGTGCCTGCATCAAGTTCCGAGCAATCAATGTTGTAGGAACTTTACGGTCAGCAAAGTGTGCTGGATTGTAGAATGTGTTGGTGCTAATACTTTGGTCAACATAGGCTGCCAACACAGCGGCTGTTTTCAAGTAACCATCGCAGTCCTTCTGCGCCCACATCTGTTGATATTTATTCTTGAGTTTGTGATACTCGGGTACAACCTGTGTCAGCGAACCTGCCTTGGATTCTTTAACTGAGATCAGGCTCATTGGCATTTCAATGCCATTGGTTGAGTTGATCACAACTGAACTTGACTCCACCGGAGCAATGGCCATAGATGTAGCATTGCGAACACCATAACTGCGCATTTCTGCACGTAGACTTTCCCAGTTTAGTTCTGGTGTAAAGTCTGCAAGTTCGTTCACACCTTTGGCACGTAGTTCCCAAGGAAAAACGCCTTGGCCGTAACGTGTTCTGTCAGAGTCCACACAACGGCCACGTTCCTTAGCCAGTTCCACTGACATCTCTGTCAGATAGTAGGCCTGGTGTTCCATCCACGTCTTGACTTCAGCCAAGGAGTCTCGTTCTCCGTAACTGAGGCTTCGCTTGGCGTGCCAGTAGGCAAGATTTGTGACTCCAATTCCCAGTGGTCTGATTTCATCGTTGGATAGTTTAGACTGGATGGAAA